TGGCAACGGATATAAACAAAACAAATGCTTTAACTAAACCTAAACCTGTAAAAGAATTAACTACCCGAAATAAGTTTATTGATTTAATGCAAAAGCAGGTAGATGAGAAAGGCAATAGAAAGTTTACTGATGAAGAGATAGAGGAGTTAGCGGATAAAAACGAATTAAAGTAACAATTTCTAGGTGCGGTTCATTACCGCTTTACAGTGCCTAAACACTGACTAGCTGACACACTTTTAGGGGTGTATGGTTAAAATCCATATACCCCTTTTTTGTGTGAAAAAAAATAAAAATTATGTGTGAAATTTGCAAAGATAAAAAAGATTTAGTTACCTCAAATGCCGATGCTAATAGACAGGTTGCTATTGATTTAGCTAAAAAACTTAAACTTGAACCTGCCTTTGCAAAAGACATAAGAATACTTTTAAATACGATTATAACTGATTATGAAGTGTTTTATGGTGTAACAGGACAAGTACCTAGTATGCAACCTTATCAAGATGACTTAACAGGTATTTTGAAAAATCATTATCGTAAAACCAGTAAACAATTTAAAAATAATATTACAGGTAATTTAGATAAAACAGAAGAAGTTAAGAATTTAGAAAATGCAGTTAGTGTGGCTATGGCAAATTATATTAATCAACATTCTACAGAACAGGCACAATTTATTAACCGCACAACGCAAAATGAAATAACAGATATTACAAGAAAAACTATAGTGAATGCATCTATTGAGGGCGAACAATTAAGTAATTCAGAAGTTGCCACTAAAGTTAAACTGGATTATAAAAAACAAATACCTGCTAGAGCTGATACTATAGCAATGACCGAAGTAAATAATGTTAGTGAAACATCTAAACAAACAGAGGCTAGTATGGTTTATGTAAGTGGATTAGTTGTGGCAGGAACTGCGGTGGCTGGATTAATGCAAAAAACTTGGCATACTGTTTTAGATAGTAAAACAAGAACTTCACACGCAAGGGCAGACGGGCAGACTGTAGATACCAATCAACCTTTTTTCGTTGGTGGTGAGCCATTACGATATCCAAGTGATAGTAGGGGAAGTGTGGGTAATACAATAAATTGCAGATGTTCTGTTACTTATGGATTAAGGAAATAAATTATGAAAATAAATTTAGGAGATAAATAATATGGAAACATTGGATGTAAAGATTTCTACAATAAGTGATTTAAAATTAAAAAAAGAAAACGGTAAATTATTCCTTCGTGGTTACGCAAACACTAAAGGCACGGCTGATAGATATGGGGATATTCCTACTGTTTTTAACAGAGATTTTATTTACGAATTAACGCAGTTTAAGAAAAATCCTGTTATGTTAATAAATCACGAAAATAAAGTTGAAAATATTGCAGGTAGTTTTACTAAATTGGAAGAAGACGACAAAGGTTTATATTTTGAAAGTGAATTTAGCCAAAGTGATTTACCACTTATAAAACACGCTAGAACTGTTTATGGCGAGGGACACGCTAAAGCGTTATCTATTGCAGGTAAATTTCTATATGAAGATGAAGACAATCCAAAGCATTTAACACTAGCAAAGATTTATGAAATTAGTTTAGTTCCTGTACCTGCCGACCCTAATAGTTTAGCAGTTGCTTTTGAAAAGGCGTACAAGGAATTAAACGAAAAAAAGGAAGTTAAAAAATCTGAAGTAGAAATAAAAGAAATTGAAACTATTAAGTCTTTGAGTGAGTTAGAGACTTATTTAAAAACGAAAGGAATAAGTAATAAAGAGGCTTTGATAGTAATATCAAAAGTAAAACAATTTTCTAACAGTGATTGTAAAGAAAATACCCAGCGTGATGCTGGTAAAATAGACCTTAAAGCTATTAATAATAAATTAAATGAAGTTATTTTTGGCTTAAAGATAAATGAAAGTTTAAGAAAAATAAAATAGGAGATTAAAATTATGGAATTGCAAACAATACAAAAAGATATAGATAAAAATTTATCTACTCTTGGCGATATGGTAAAAGCCACGCAGGAAAGAATAGATAAACTTGAAAAAAGTACCGATGCTGTTACTAAAGCAGAATTGGAACAGATTGGAAAGAAGTCTACTGAATTAGAAGATAAAATTCAAAAACAATCTGCAGCTAGAGATGCTTTAAAAAAACAGGTTGATGAACTTGAAAAAGCTAAATATAGGTTTGGTGTAGGTTCTGAAGAAGAATTAAAAAATATGTCTAAAGAATATGATAAAGATATTAGAACATATATGCGTAAAGGTGTTATACCAAAACAAGAAAATATAGATAATATGCTTGAAAATATGATAAGAAAAAATATTAAAAGCATAAGTGATGAAGAAATTCCAATGGCAAAAAAGGAACTTTCTGTTATTATAAATCCTGAAGGCGGATATTTAGTAAGCCCACAAAGACTTTCTAAAATGGTTGAAAGAAGTTTTGAAACTTCACCTATAAGAAGAGTTGCCAGTATAGAAACAACAACTACCGATAGCGTGGAACTTATCATTGATGATAATGAAGCGTCTAGTGGTGGTTGGATTGGAGAAAAGCAGGCAAGAACTAATACAGACACACCTGAAATAGGAAAACTCACAATATTTAATCACGAACAATTTGCCAAACCTAGAGCCACTCAAAAAATACTTGATGATGCTGGTTTTGATATTGAAGGTTGGCTAATGAGAAAAGTTGAGGATAAGTTTATAAGAACTGAAAACACTGCTTTCATAAGTGGGAATGGAGTAGGTAAACCTAAAGGATTTTTAAGTTATCCAGCTTGGGCAGTTCAAGGAACTTACGAAAGAGGCAAAATAGAGCAAATTACATCTGCTACAAGTGGAACTTTGGGAGCTGATGATTATATTGATACTCAAGGTTCTTTACAAGAAATATATCAACCTAGAGCTGTGTGGATGATGAAACGCTCAACTTGGACTAATGCAAAAAAATTAAAAGACGGACAAGGTAATTACTTGATTGATTTCACTTTGCTTAAAGATGGTACTGATATGAGAATGTTAGGGAAACCAGTAATTTTTGCAGATGATATGCCAGCTATTGCAGGAAGTGCATTATCCGTTGCATATGGCGATTTCAATATGGGCTACACAATTGTTGATAGATTAGGAATAAGAGTTTTAAGAGACCCTTATTCTGCCAAGCCTTATATAGAATTTTATACTACGAAAAGAGTTGGTGGAGATGTAACCAATTATGAAAGCATAAAAATTCTAAAAGTACAGGCATAAAAATAATTTAAAGGAGAAATATAAATGAATAGAGAAATATCAAGCAATATATTTACAGCTGAAGCATTAGCACCGCAGGAAATAGCTTCTGATACTACAACTGTAGGAGCTATTTTAGACCTTGCAAATTATGATGGTGGAGCTACTTTAGCTATACATAGCGGTACTCTTACAGACGGAACTTATACGCCATTAGTTGAGGAAGGCGATGACCCAGCACTTTCTGATGCAGCAGCTGTTGCAGATACTGACCTTTACAGAAAAGGGGTAACAAGCGGACAGGAAGCTGATGCGGCTTTTGCTGCAACTGATGATAACGAAATACATAAACTAGCTTACATTGGTACTAAAAGATATATCAGATTAAGCATAGTTTCTGCGAGTACATCTTCGGGTGGTTTTTTATCTGCAATGGCATTAAAAGACCCTGAAATAAAAGATGTAGGCGATAGTGCTTAAAAGGAATACTTAAATGAAAATTAAGTTTAATAAAAATTATGATTACGCTTTTGATGGCATTAATATAACTCGTTTCAAAGAAGGGCATATTTACGAAAATATATCAGATGATTTTTGTAAATTAATGATTGAAAGGGGTTATGCTGTTGATGCTAAACCAAAAGAAATTATAATAGAAAACAAACGGGCAGAAATTGAAGACAAGAAAGAAACTTTTACTGAACCTAAACGGGATATAGGTTTGGTTACCAAAAAAAAAGTCCAAAAAAATGCAGTAGAACCTCCACTGCAAAAGAAAAGAGGCAGACCTAGTAAAAAGGGCAAGCAAAAGAAGTAATTAATTCCCCCTCTGTTTTTTAAGTTTTTTTCGGCAGAGGGGGAAAATAAAAATTTAGTTTTATAGGAGATTTTAAATGGCAGGAGAAAATCAAAATACCAAAGTTGGTATAGAACAAGGCGGAGAATTACTTTTTGTTAAAAGCGGTGGTAAAATATTGATGGAAACTGGCTCTACTTTAGAAAAAGAAAGTGGAGTTACTGAAACAGGAAATAAGGTTTATTTAACTGGCGAAATAGCAGATATTTCAAGTGCTGCATCAAGCTGGGTAGTAAGTCCAGTTGCAGGTACGATAACCAAAATATATTCGGTTATTGATGGAGTGATAACTACTGGCGATGCTGCATTATCTTTTGAAATTGGTGGTGTTGCGGTTACAGGTGGAGGCATAACAATTGCCAATAGCGGTTCGGCAGCAGGCATTGTTGATAGTTCTACACCAACAGCTGCAAACACATTAGCAGCAGGCGGTGCATTGGAATTAATAACAGATGGTGGTTCTACCAATGCAGTTAAAGCAGTTTTGATAATAGAAATAACGCAATCTTAATCTTAATTAAATCCCCTTTGTCTATTATGGCAGAGGGGAAATAAGGGGTTAGTAATAAATGAGCTATGATTATTACCGAAATAATGTAGAAAAATATCAACCAAGTAGTTATAAGGTTTTGTTTAAACCAGTTACATTGCCTATTAGTTTAGTAGAGGCAAAAGAGCATTTAAAAGTTGATGACACAAGTTCTGATGCTTATATAAGTTCTCTTATTTCTAGTGTAACCTTATTTGCAGAAAAATATACTAAACGAGATTTTATAACTAAAAAATATTTAACTTATATTGATTGTTTCTTTGAACCTATAACACTTCGTAGGAATAAAGTGTTTGAAATTATAAGTATTAAATATTTGTTGGATAATGTTTTAACTACGGTTGATAGCTCAATTTATTATTTAACTGACGAACAAAATGATTTTGCAGATATTCTATTAACAGACGGTAGTAGTTTCCCTAGCAGTGTAGATAATAGACGACAAGCAGTTCAAATACAATTCTATTCAGGTTTTGGGATAAAAATAGATAGTGCTATATTGGCAGGTGGAACAGTAACGGTAACCACAGTAAACGACCACTATTTTACAAGCGGACAAAAAATAGTTATTAGTGGTGCGATTGAGAGTAATTATAACGGCACACATACAATTACTGTAACAGGGGATAAGACATTTACATATCCACTTACCGCAACACCCACAAGCCCCGCAACGGGAACATTATTTGCAAATGATATACCACAGGATTTAAAGACAGCAATGTTACAGCATATAAGCAGGGTGTTTGAAAATAGAGGTGATTGTGATGCTGGTAATTCAGAGGCTTGCGATATAAGTTCTAGCATTAATTTACCAGCAGAAACTAAACAAACTTATTCTATGTATAGAATTTGGGAAATATTATAATGACAATCTGTAAAAACATAAGAGGAGTTAAAAGGGGAATTTGCATAGGTGATTTGGATGTAAAAATAAAGGTGCAAGTTAGAACTATTAACGCCCCTGAAAGTGGAACTGATTTTGATTTAACTTTTGCAGATGAAAAAGAAGTTTGGTCTATGGTAAAAACAGTGCGAGGAACGGAGTTATTTGATGGTGTGAGTTTAACCAATGCTTATACACACGAGTTTTACATTAGATATTCTAGCGATTTTACGATTGATGCTCAAAACTGGTTAGAATGGAAAAATGAAAAATACGATATTGTTGATGTAGAAAACCTAGACGAAAGGAATGAGTTTTTACTTTTAAAAGCAATTAAAAAAGGCGATAAGGATATAAACGCAAATAAGGTTTAAATAATGCCAAAGTATAAAGTTATTGAGAGTTCAGAAAATAAAGTTTTCAAAGTTCAAGTTAATAATTTAACTGGTAACTTTCGTACAGGTATAAGGCAAGGTTTTTGGGAAACAGGAAAAGAGTTAGTTAAAACAGCAAGTAGTGAAATTAAGAGAAAAAAGACAGGCAAAGTTTATAAATATAAAGGTAGACGAATAAGGGCTGGTGCGGCAGGTGATTACCCAGCTAATAGAAGTGGTGCAAATAGGCGTAGTCTAGATTTTCAAGTTCACGGGGCAGATGAGTTAGAATTTGGAGCAGGAGTTGATTATAGTCCATTTTTAGAACGAGGTACAAGTAAAATGAAAGCTAGACCTTTTTTAAAACCAAGTATAACTAAAAACATAAATAAACTCCGTTCTAATTTAAGAAATAATATAAGAAGAGCGATAAGGGGCAGATAATGAAAGCAAGCGACATAGTTAAACAATTACAGGCTACATTACCAATATACACTGAATTATTTAGTGATGTGGTTACTGTTAATAGTTTAACCAAATCTACCACTACTATTACTGCCACTACTGCATTAGCTCACGGCTTAAAAACTGGCGATTATGTAAACATTCAAGGTGCTAGAGTTCCCAATGCCATAACTAGTTTAACGCAAACAGATAACATAGCAACTGCTGTAACTACAAATCCTATTGATTTAACTTTAAGAATTGGAATTGATAAAAATGATAAATATGTAGAAATTAGCGGAGCTACTCAAACCGAATATAACGGAACTAAAAAACTATTATCAGTTATTGATAGTACATCATTTACTTTTCAAGTTAGTGGTAATCCAACAAGTCCAGCAACTGGAAGTCCTGTTTTAAATGAGGATATAGAAAACCTTTACAACGGCTGGTATACAGTAACTAGAATTAGCGATACAGTTTTTACCTATGTTGTAAGAAAAGAACCATTAGCAAATGCAAGTGGAACTATAAAAGTACATAGCGATATAAGGGTAACTGGAAGTGCAAGTTTGGGTAGAATTATAGATGCTTATACTAAAAAAGCAATAGATAAATTATGGACTTTTGTTGTTTTAGGTGAAACTAATGCAAGTAAAAATCAAAACTCTGTTAGAAATGATGGTGTTGGAACTTATACTTCACAAGACGATTATAGACCTAATTTATACCAAAACTTCAATATATACACTTTTGACCCTGCAAAAACAACATATGCAAGTTCGGAACGCAGAGACAGGGCAGAGGATATGAGAGCTATATTTTTTAAATGTATTTTAGGTACAAAATTTGAACGAAGTATAATTGATAACTTTGATAATTTATCAAGTGGGAATGAAAAATTAAAAACTATGTTTGTATCTGATAATTTACAGCAAGATGTAAATGCTTATTACATACATAATTTTCAATTCCAATACTCTTATGATTTAACAGCAGATGACATTGTTAAACCACAATGGAGTACCGCATTTAAAGAATTTGAGTTTTCACAAAGAAACATAGAAACTGATTTAGAAATAAGAAATATAAAAGGAAAATTACAAGGAGATTAAAGATGGAAAAAGAAAAGACGGAGTTTATAAAGTTAAAAATTAATGCTGATTTAGCAGGTTGTAAAAAAGGACAAGTTATAACTTTAAAATCAAAAAATAAAATGCCATTAGATATATATTGGCGAAAAAGAGTAAGAGACAGTATCCACGATAATTGCGTAGAAATGGTGGAAAATAAAAAAACATCTTTTGAAATAAATAAAAAGAAATTTAAAAAAGGAGAATAATTATTATGGGACAAAGAGTAAGTTTACCAAGAGTAACGGGAGTATTCACATCAGACAGTAGAGCAATTTTAGGCGTTCCACAAAGAATTTTAGTGGTAGGGCAAAAGGTTGCAGCAGGTAGTGCTACATCAGGGGCTTTAGTTGAAAATATAGCTAATGGTGGAGCGGAGAATGCTTTATTTGGCGAAACTTCACAAATAGCAGGTTGTATAAGAGCTGTTAAATTAATTAATCAACAAACACGATTAGATGCTATTTCACTTGACGACAATGGAGCGGGAGTAGATGCCACTGGAACTATTGCATTTACAGGAACTTCTGCAACAGTAGCAGGAACTTATACAGTCAATATAGGCTCAAGAGAAAATCATAGTTATGATATAGCGGTAGCTATTGGAGACACTCCAACAGACATAGGCGATGCTTTAGTTGCAGCTATAACTGCCGATACTAAATCAAAAGTAACAGCGGTAAATACTACTGGTTCAGTTGCATTAACAGCAGTAAACGCAGGTACAATTGGAAATAGTATTGGTTTGGAAGTTCAAAATAGTGTGGCAGGAATTACTGTTACAGTAACAGGAATGGCAAGTGGAGCTACCGACCCTGTATTAACAAATATATTTGATGTTTTAGGTGAAAATAGATATCAAACTATAGTGTTTCCAAGTGAATATGGTTTTGATTTTGTTACAGATTATTTAGACCCTAAATTAAGTGTAGATAATATATTTTTAATTGGGGATGGATATTGCGGACAAACTGATACGCTGGCTAATTTGAAAACAGTAGCTAATGCAGAAAATTCTCAAAACCTAGTTATATTTGGGAATGAACTTGTAAACGAAACACTTTATAAAGGTTCTGCAATGTTTGAACTGGATTATGTTAGGGCTGGTTATTTTGCAGGTTGGAAAGCATTAAAACTTACCGAAGGTGCAAACATAACAAGCAGAATTTCGTCAAGGTCAAGCGGGACAATAGATAGAGTTGGTGGAGTTAGCCAAAATTCATATCCATTTTTCAACACGCCATTTGCTGAATTACCTTTGATAGACACAGGCAAAGGATTTTCACAAACTGAAATATCAGAATTAAACGCAACTGGTATTTCTGTGGAAGGAAATAATCCTGCAAATACAAGTGTTGTTTTAGGTGAAGTTGTTACCACTTATAAAACTGATGCTCAAAGTAACCCCGATACTACTTTTAAATTTGAAAATATAAAACTTACTACGGATGCAATTAACGAATATTTTTTCAATAATTTAAAAGCTGATTTTGACCAAAGCAGAGCTACATTTGGAGACTTAACTGCAAACGCTGCAATCGCTAATGAAGATAAGGTTAGAGTTGCAATGACAACTTACTATAAACAGCTTGGTGATTTGCTTTTAGTTGAAAAGGGTGAAACAAGTAGAAAGTATTTTAATGATAATTTAACAGTAACGCTTGACGGTTCTACTGGTAAATTTACCATTACTGGAAAAGTAATAAGTATTATTCAGTTAAGAGAAATTGACTACAATTTCAAAGTTGCTTTTCAAGCAAGTTAATTTAATAAAAGGAGTATAAAAATATGGCAGAATTAATTAGTACACCATCTATAGTTATAAACAACGAAAATATAAAAATAAAGCCAAATTCTTTTAGCTATACAGAAGGATTTGGTGAGGCTATAAAACGAACTGAAAGTGCAGGCGGAGGAAGTGTAAGTACTGTTACAGCAAGAAATATAGAAACAGCAAAGTCAATGATTAAGTTCACATTAGAACCATTAGCAGAGAATGCAGACAAGGTAAGGGAATGGAAAAATAACTTTGAAAGTAATGTAATTCAAGCTACTGGGGAAAATAATTTTACCCGCTCTTTTACAAGTGCTGTTTTAATTAATGACCCTGAAATTGGATTAAGTGCTGATGGAGAAATATCATTAGAATGGGAAAGCGACCCAGCAAGTTAAAATAAAAAGGAGTTGTATTTATGATGAAAGAGATTAAACATAATCTAGAAAAACCGTTTGAATATGCTTATAAAGGCGAAAAGGTATTTGCTAAACACATTACTATGAAATCTCCTACAAGGTATGTTTTAAATGATTTATCTATATTAGAAGGTGAGTTATATAAATCAATGATGAACGCTCAAAAACTTTTACCACCAAAATCAGATAATGAAAAAGATAAAGAAATAGAAAAATTAAATCAAACTATATCTGATTTAAAAGCAGGCAAAAAATCAAAAGAGCAATCTAATAATAGTGTAGATTTAGATAATGCTGGTAAAATGATGGCTATGGGTGGTGCGGATATGGCTAAATGCTATAAAGCATTTGATAGAATTTTGACATCTCAAAATAGTCAACTAAAATCTGCGTTAATTGATGACAAAGAGCCTATAACAGAAGTTATTTTATCTAATATGGATTTAAAAGATTATAAATCTCTTTTTGATAAATATATAAACCATTTTTTAGAAATATCCCCCGAGAGCTAATCGGTTCGGGGGAGGGATTTCTAAATGAGATTATTGCGAGATTGCTAGTTTACTATAAAGGCGGTATAAGTTTAACTGAATTTTTAAATATGGATTTATTAAGCATATTTGAATTTAATAATATCGCAATCAAAATGAATGCAGAAGAAAAAAAAGCATACGATAAAGCTAAAAGGCAAGGATAAATGGCATTTCAAGAAAGTTTTTTAATTAAAGCGGTAGACCAGTTTAGTAGGGTTAATCGTAAATTTGCAGACCAAATAGAAAAAAACAGAAAGAGTATAAAAAAGTTTACTTCTAATTTGGAAAAAGCTAAATTTGCTTTTACTGCTTTTGCTGGTGCTATTGCTTTAGGTTTTACTGCAAGTGTGGTAAGTGCTGCTAAATTTGAAAAGGGAATTACGAATGTATTTACTTTGCTTGATAAACCGCAGATACAACAGTTTGGTAATCAGCTTGAAATGGCTCAACGGAATGCGGTTAGAATGGGCTTTGCTATTGAAGATGCAAACAAAGCATTATTTGATACTGTTTCAGCTTTGGGTGCAGGTAAACAGGCATTAAAAACTTTTGATATTGCAAATAAACTAGCTATTGGTGGGCAAACTGAATTAAGAATAGCGGTTGATGGATTGACTTCTATTGTTAATGCTTATGGCAAAGAAACTACTGATGCTACAGAAGTGGCAAATGCTTTTTTCTCTGCTCAAAGAGCAGGTAAGACAACCGTTGCGGAATTGTCTGCAAGTATAGGTAGAGTTGCCCCCGTTGCAAAACAGGCAGGTATTGGCTTTAAGACTTTACTTGCAACCGCTTCACAATTAACTTTAGGGGGATTGAGTACAGAAGAAGCTACCACTGCTTTAAGAGGTGCAATAGCTGGTCTTATAAAGCCGACTGGAGATGCTGCAAAAGTAATTAAAAAATTTGGTATACCAATTGGTGCATCAGCTTTGCAAAATGCAGATTTCACAGAAGTACTTTTAAAACTTGCAAAAGCAGCAAAGAAAAACCCTGATGCTTTAGCTTTAATGATACCCAACATTAGAGCATTAACTGCAATATCTGCTATAGGTACAAAAGAGGTAGGTAATTTAAGAAATATAATTGCAAGTATAAATAAAGATTATAAAGAGGGAACTGGTTTAACAGAAGCTTATGCTAAAAATGTGAAAACTTTAACACAAATATTTAAAGCTGTTGTTGGTAGTGTAAAAGATTTATCAGCTGAATTTGGTAAAGAATTATTTCCTATTTTAAAACCTATTGGTTTACAGATGATTAAATTGATAAGAGCATTTGCTGATTTATCTCCAAACACAAAAAAACTTATTTTATTAATTACTGGATTAGTGGGTGCATTTGCAGGATTATTGGGTGCTATTGGGATATTGGTTGCATTTAAGGGAACATTAATTGCCATAGGTGCTGTTTTGGCTACCCTTTCATTACCTGCATTAGCTGTTGTTGCTACATTAGGAGCGGTGGGAGCTATAATTATTTATTGGAAACAAATATCAAAAGCAATAAATGATACAGTAGATGCCATTGATAGATTTTTTGAAAGGATTACTAGATTTAGGGGAGTTGGCAAGGGACTGTTGAAAACTGCTTTAAGACCTTTGGGATTAGGTGGTTTAGTTGATGTTAAGAGACCAGAACTTACACCACTTCCCGCAGGTGGGGACATAACCACACGGGCAGGGTTAGATGCAAACATAAATATTAACGCACCAAAAGGCGTTGTAGGTAGTGTGGAAACTAAAACAACAGGAACTGAATTTGCAAATTTAGGAGTTAATTTAGCAGGAGCAAAAATATAATATGGCAGATATATTAAAAGATTTAAAACCTGCAAGTTTTAGAGGGATAGAGTTTTTTGTTCAATCAGTTGATACAACTGGAGGTAGAAAAACTATTACTCACGAATACCCAAATAGTAATACTAGGTTTGTAGAAGATGTGGGATTATTAGAAGATAGTTTTAGCATAACAGCCATAATTGCAGAGCCAAATTATTTTAGTAAAAAGCAAGCATTAAAAAACGCTTTAGATACAGCGGGGATAGGAATATTAATTAATCCTTTTGGAGATAGTGTTTCAGTTGCATTAGCAGAGCCGTATACAATAAATGAAAGTAAAAATAATTTAGGTGTGGCTACTTTTACAATGTCATTTAGTAAAGCAAGCCGTAATATATTCCCTACTGAAACAGTAGAAAATGACAGCTTAATAGTAGACCAAGCAAATGAATTAGTAACAAATACGGAGACAAATTTAAGCAATAATTTAAAACTTAAAACAAATAATTTTACTAATTTTAATTTTGTTAAAAATAAACTTACAGATGTAGCAGATTATTTTGAAATAGCTAAAACAAAAGCCGAACAAGTTGCAGAAAAACTAAATGATTTTGATAGTAAACTTATAGATTATAGAGCTAATTTAGTTGAGTTAATAAATAAACCTGATGAATTAGCAAGTGAAATAACTGATTTATTTAATTTTTTAAATGTACTTGCTAAAGATGCTTTAGGGCAGATTGAGATGTATAAATATTTCTTTGATTTTGGAAGTGAGGATGAAGAGATAGTAGGTTCAACTTTTGCAAGAATTGAGAGAGAAGAAAACCAGCAAATAATAAATGAAAATATTTTAGTAAATAGTTTAAGTTTAGCATATCAAAATATTATCAATGTAGATTTTACAAATACAGATGAGATTGATGAATTATCTAGTATTTTAGAAACGCAATACGATGCTATTGCAGATAATGTTTTAGATACTACCACATATGATAACTTACAAGAATTAAGAAAAGAGGCAAGAATATTTTTTGATAGACAAAGAGCAATAGCGTATAGGGTAACGCAAATAAATACTAACTTAATACCTGCTACTGTTTTGACTTATGATTATTATGAAAATTTAGATAATTGGGAACAAATTTTGAGTTTAAACAATAGTGTAGAGCCGTCATTTTTACAGGGAGAAATTAATATTTTAACACGATGATTATATTGGAAATAGAAGGTAAAAGATACGAAAATTTTAAAAGTATAGAAATCCGCAAATCAATGGAAATGGTTAGCGGTGCTTTTACCTTTAATGCTACTAGTAATAATACAACCGAATTTCCAATAAAACGCAGTGCATCTGCAAGAGTTTTAATAAATGATATCCCTATCATAACAGGATATGTAAACAGGGTAACTCCTAATTATGATAATCAAAGTCATATTTTAATAATAAATGGAAGAGATAAAACTGCTGATATAATAGATAGTTCGTTGCGTTCAAATATTGAATTTAATACAGGCATTACTTTAAAAAGAATAATTGAAAAGGTAATAGCAGATTTAGGCATAACTGATATTAGTGTTATAGACAATGTGGGTAATATAAAAAAGTTTGATAAGTCGGAATTAGTTAGTGGCAGTGCTGATAAAAACGCATTTGAATTTATAGAAAATTACTGTAGATTAAGACAAGTTTTATGCACTACAAATGGAGATGGAAATATAGTTTTAACAAGGGGAAGTAAAGAATTATTACCTATTAAACTTATAAATAGAAAAAATAACCAAACAAATAATATTAAAAATGGCGATAGTTTTTTTGATGAGATAGGTAGATTTTATAGAGTTACAGTTTTATCACAAGGTAATCCTAGTGCATTTGACGATACAAACATAGTAAGTAAAAGTGGTATTGCATTTGATACTGAAATACGCAAAAGCAGAAGTCAAACAATAATTTCAGAACATTCTAGTAGTGATTTTACAAACAAAGAGAGAGCCACTTGGCAAGTAAATGTAAATAGAGCAAGGGGAACAGGCTATGCTTGTTTAGTTGAGGGATTTAAGATAGCACCTGATAAAACAGAAATTTGGCAACCTAATAAATTAGTAAAAGTAGAAGACGAATTTGCAAACATTAACTCTCAAATGCTTATTAGAGAATGTGTTTACAGATTATCAAATGATGTTGGTAGTGAGACACTTTTAACTTTAGTGCCAAAAGATGCTTATCAAGTAGAAGCACAATTAAACGAAGTTGAGGCTAGGGCAAATTTAACAGGGAAAGATTTAACACAATGAGTAAATTAGACAATATAATTAAATGGGCTGAAGTTACTTTGCCCGATAATGATAAGGATAATTTTTCAAGGTCTCAAGTTAAATCTATAGGGCAAAATCCTAAACAAATTACAAATATATTACCTTATGGTTTTATATCAAGAGCACCTGTTGGAACAACGGCTCTTTTATTTAATGTTAATGGCAATGAAGAAAAAACTGTTGGTATTCCTATTAGCTCAAATAATAGAAAGAAAGCGGAACTTACAGAGGTTGGAATTGAAAATCCAGTTTCTAAAAATTATGTTTTATGTAGAGAAACTGGAGTTACTGAATTAAATGGAAGTGATTATGAGGGTATAATAAAAATAGAAGATTTGACTGGTAAATTAAATGATTTAATAACCGAATTTGATACTCATACTCATAGCGGAGTTCAAACAGGTGGTGGCGTTAGTGGCGTTCCTGTAACCCCTGCAACTGCTTTTAATAAATCAGATTATGAAAATGAAAGTGTTAAACACGGATTTACAAGTGTTGCAAGCACACCAAGCGGTAGCGGTAACGGAATTTTAAATTTAAATGGATTAACCGCACAAGTTCAATCATTTGCAGTAGGGATAGTAGGAAGTGATTTTAATATTTCAAGTTCGGTAAGTACTCATACCTTTAATTTACCGACTGCTAGTGCGGTAAACAGAGGAGCGTTGAGTTCTGCTGACTGGACTACTTTCAATAATAAACTTTCAAATATTAGCGGACAAGACCATAGTACTTTAATTAATTTAGATTTTGCAAGTGCGGGGCATACTGGATTTGAAAAGGCATTAACTTTTTCTACGGGACTAACCCGCACAGGCGATACAATAACAACAGATGACACTCAAATAGTTCATAACAATTTAAGTGGTAAACAAGGTGGAGTAGCAGGACAATATTTTCATTTAACAAACGCACAACATACTATCGCAACACAGCAGGCTACTACAAGTCAAGACGGCTATTTACTATCAAGCGATTGGAATATTTTTAATAATAAACTATCTGTAGAAACAGACCCTATATTTACCGCATCGCCTGCATTTGGAATTACAAGCGGAGATATAACAAACTGGGACACTGCATATGGGTGGGGAGACCATTCTACTGAAGGATATTTAAAAAACATAGTAGAAGATACAACCCCTCAACTTGGCGGTGATTTAGATACAAACTCAAACGACATTAAATTTTTAGATAATGATAAAGCAATATTTGGAACTGGTTTAGATTTTGAAATTTACCACGATGGAAATGATACTATTTTTAGGAATTTACTACAGGATAAGGACACAGTTTTTAATGTTAATTTAGGTGGCGTTGATACGGAAGCGGTGAGGGTATCAGGTAGTAATGGTTATTTTGGAATAGGAACTTCGGACCCACAACAACAATTACATCTAGCCAAAGAAGGTGCTAATGGTGGTATTTGGTTTCAAGTTCACAGCAACACAGGCACAAATCACGGTATATTTAATTTTAATAGGGCAAGGGGAACACTAGCATCACCAACAGCAGTACAAAGTGGAGACAATCTAGGAAGTTTTAGATTTAACGGACACGACGGAACTGCAATAGGGGCAGGTTCTCAAATTATTGGGAGAGCATCAGAAAATTGGTCAGTGGGAAATCACGGGTCAGATTTAAATTTCTTTACAGTGGCAAATGGGGCTACTACAACAACACAACGAATGATTATAGGAAATGACGGAATTTTAAATTTATTAGAAAATCCTATAGATAATGTTGGCAATATAACTCACGATGATGCAACTGCAAGTGATTGGATATTTAGAAATTCAAATTTAGATAAATTTACTAGATTTTTTGGTAATGACGGGGGATTAGATACAGAATTATTAACACTTGATTATGCTAACCGTAGTATAGGAATAAATCAGCCAAATCCTACTAAAAAACTGCATATAACTGATGCAGTTACAGCAAATTCAGTCTGGGAACGAACAGGTGGAACTATATTTACACTCACAGCAGGTTCACTTTATGGATTTATTGGAACACAGACAGATAACCAGTGTCGCTTATTAGTTAATGATACCCCTGTAATGAGATTAGGAGTTTCAACAAATAATTACAATATCTCTGTGGGTAATTTTGACGCAGATGAAAAATTACAAGTAGATGGAAATATATCACTAAAAGATGATAACTACAAAGCAATTTTTGGAACAGGCAAAGATGGAGAGATTTTTGTAGATAGTAATGATGACTTTAATATTAAAAATGTAACACAAGATAAAGATATTATTTTTAATGTTAATTACAGTGGCGTTGATACTAAAAGATTTCAATTATTTGGAGATGATACTTCTCAAGCAGTTACTATTTTTGGAAATGGTTTAAAAATACAAGGCGGTGCATTTACTTGGATAGACGAAGCAAGCGGAGCTAATGCGCGAGGTGAAGTATATTCAGATAGTGCTACTCAAAACGCAGGTTTTTTATTTATTAAAGGCAGGGGAACAGAGGCTAGCCCAGCTGCAATTCAAAGTGGAGATTTAATTTCTAGACATTCATTTTCAGGATACTATGACGGTTCAAACAGATTTACCGCATTACGAACAGAATATGAAGCAACTGAAAACTGGAGTAGTGGAAATAATGGTGCTAAAATGTCTTTCTTTACTACACAAAATGGAACTAGCATATTAAAAAATAATTTAACAATAGAAAATGATGGCGGTGTTTTTATGCATACTCTAAAATCAGGAGCTACGGCAGCAGGAGCTGGAGCTTCAAGTAAAGAGTTATGGATAACTAGTGGACACGCTACATTACCTGACGGAGTTTTAAATATAGCACCTTAAAGGAGCGTAAATTATGGCATTACAATTAGATTATGTTTTAAATATTTCAAGCGAACCAAAAAATGTGTATGTAAAAATAGAGCAGGCTAATACTATTGTAAAAAAAGAAATTATAGACGAAGATACTGGCGAGTTAGCAGAAACTTTAAAGACATATATGAGAGTTAGTTTTTATAATTCTCAAACAGATAGAATAGCAGAAAAAAACCCTATAGAAAGGAAGTCATTTATATTTGAAAATCAAGCAATATCTAGTTTAGCGAGTTCATACACCTTACTAAAAACTCACGCTGATTTTACAGAGGCAATAGATGTATAAAAGGAGACAAACAAAATGATTAACAAAGAAAAAAACAAAGACGAAAAAAAACAGGAAGTAAATAAACAAAACGAACAAGTAGTAGATGCTTACATAATTCCAAAAGAAATATATATAAAGGTTTTAAGAATAGTAGGCAAAGCACCTTCTGAAATTTCAGATGGTATTTATACTTTTCTAAAAAATCAAAATACTACAAAAATAACTTTATTAAAAGATAAAAATATTAAGGATAAAGAAAATAATAAATGAGCGTTGATTTAAAATTAACAAAAGATAGTGAAGGAACTTACGATATTGGATTTCAAGCTAATGGTGATTTTGAATTAGAAGAGGGATTTGATACTGCTATTTTAATGTCTCTATTTCAAAATAAACGGCTTGACGAAAGCGAACAACCTATCCCCCAATATCGTGGGGGCTGGTGGGGTAATTTATTAAATAATGATGAAAATTATCAAATAGGTTCAAAACTGTGGGCTTTAGATGGGCGTAGAACTACAAACACTTTAAATCAAGCTATAGATTTTGCAAGAGATTGTTTGCAGTGGTTTATTGATAACGGACTTTTAAAAGATATAAATGTAACAGGAGAATTTAAAACTAATGGCATAACATTAGCAATAACTTTGATTAGATTTAACAATAAAAGCGAAACATTATTTTTTGATTTATGGGAAAATACAGATTTGATATAGGGAGATAATTAATGGCGATACAAGTACCTGAAAACAGAAAAGAAGTATCTGATAGAATTAAAACTGATGTGCAAAATAATTTACCACAATCTAATCCATTTTTAAAAAATAGTTGGATTGCTGCTTTAATACAGGGTTTTGCAGGTAGAATTTACGATATTTATTATCAAATTAAAAAACTTTTATTTCCAAATTTATTTATAAATACAGCGACTTTAACAGAAACTATAGAACGCTGGGCTGACATTTACGGCATTGTTAGAAACTCGGCAACGCAGGCAGAGGGTAATATTACAGCCACAGGTATAGCTAGTACTGTAATACCTGATAATACCGAATTTCAAAGTACCGACGGCATTGTTTTAAAAACTCAAGGTAGTGTTACCATAACAGCACAAAGTATTTCTATTAGTAGTTTAACACGAGTAGGAACTACTGTAACCGCCACTAGTGCAAGTAACCACCCTTTGGCAACAGGCGTATCGGTAACAATATCGGGTGCGGTTGAAACAGATTATAATGGAACTTTTGAAATAGTAGTAAATGGATTAAATACTTTTACTTATGAAATTACCGCAACACCAACAAGTCCAGCAACAGGAACTATTTTAGCAGGATTTACTATTGCTGATTTATCTGTAAAAACAGATGACTTCGGGCAGTCTGCAAACTTATTAAATGGCGATACTGTTACAGTAACTACCCCAATTGTAGGAATGACTAGTGAGGCAGTAGTACAATATGGCGAAGTAGGAGGTGGAACTGATATTGAAACAGATGCTAGTTTACAGGATAGAGTTTTATTTAAAATACAAAATCCAACAAGTCATTTTAACTCTGCAAGTATAACATTAAAAGCAAAAGAAGTTAGCGGTGTTACAAATGTTTGGATATTTGAAGCTACCCCAAGTGCGGGTAAAGTTGAGATTTATTTTGCTAGATACAATGATGTAGACCCAATACCAAGTGGAGCGGAAGTTACCGAAGTAAAGAATAAAATTTTAGAAATTAAACCAGCTCATACTCCAGATAGTTATGTGATAGTACAAGCACCTACAGCGGTAACTGTTGATTTTACTTTTACAGCTTTAAGCCCAAATACTACAAGTATGCAAAATTCTATTAATACAAGTTTACAACAATTTTTTAGAGAAGAAGTTAATGTGGGTGAAAATATTACACAGGATAAATATCGCTCTGCTATTCAAAATACTATAGATAATGAAACAGGCGAAAAGGTTACAAGTTTTACATTATCTACCCCTACAACAGATATAAGTATTACAGGCGGGCAATTAGGTATTTTAGGGACTGTAACTTTTTAAAGGGATAAATTAAATGGCATTTTTTAAAGTAAGAAATAGCGACCAACAAACAAATGTAAAAGCACAGTATATGCCAAATGGCTTAATATGGCAGGCAAAGCAAAAAGCAGGTAGTAATTTTAGAAATTTACTTGCTGGTTTATGTGTTGAAATTGTAAGAATGGAAAACTTACAAAACGAAATATACAAAGAAATGAACCCAACTGAAACAGTTGCTTTATTAAGCGAATGGGAGGCATTAGTAGGAATACCTGATGATTGTTTTCCTTTAGCTGATACCATAGATGAGAGGCGAAGTAATTTAATTTTTAAATTAACAGCTTCTATGAATGGTACTAAAGAAGACTTTGAAAATTTAGCAAGTGTATTAGGTTTAACTGTAAAGGTTAAAACTGGAGTAGAAGAGATTACATTTCCCTTAACCTTTCCTATACCTATGATAGGCACTTTAGAAGAGGCTGGATTTGTAATGATAGTAGATTTTATAGGAGTGCCATTACCTAATAGTTTTCCATTAACATTTCCTATAACTTTTACAGCTGACCCGACAACTGCGGTTAGATGTTTATTTGATAGGTTAAAACCTGCAAATGTTTCAATAATTTATAGATATAAATAAATAAGGAGAATAATAATATGGATAATGTACCAGTAAAAAGCACAGGAAATCAATTATCTGCTGTTGAGTGGAACTCTAATCAAACGGAAAATGAAAATATAGTAACTTCAACAGGAGATAGTTTAGGTGGAGATAATTTTCAACTCTCAAGAGCGACTGCAACTTATGCGAGTGGAGCAGATTATTATACAGAGAGTGGAATAGCAGATGCTTATATTGCTTCACCAGTTGGAAGTAAACTTGCACCTCATACTTATTTTACAGGGATGCGAGTAAGATTTAGAACTGCCAACGCAAATACGGGAGCAAGTACTATTAATGTAAATTCTTTAGGTGCTAAAAATATCAAAAAAGCAGATGGCTCAAATGACCCCGATGCAGATGATATAAATGTAAGAGGTGATACTGTTTTAGTTTATGACGGAGCTAACTTTAGATTGCCATTAAAAGAATTAAATTTACCTACTTTGCATTTAAGTATTTTTACTGAAAATGATAGTACTGACCCAGCAAAAGATATTTTATTTAAAGCAGGAAAAGCAAGAGATATATTAGATACTTTTGATATTGTTTTATCTGCAAATATGGTTAAACAACTTGATAGCGTATGGGTTGCGGGCACAGGCAACGGAGGCAGAGCAAGCGGAGTTGCATTATCTGCTGATACTACTTATCATATGTTTGTAATTTCAAAACCTGATGGCACTACCGATTGCGGATTTGATACTGCTGTAAATGCAACAAATCTTTTAGCCGATGCAACTGGATATACTAAATATCGCAGGGTTGGGAGCGGAAAAACTGATGGCAGTTCTAATTGGATTGGATATACACAACTTGGGAATTGGTTTACTTACAAAGTTAGACATATAGATTTGTCAACAACTACCCCTTCAACAGCTAGGACAGCCCTTCCATTAACTTTGCCTACTGGTTTAAAATTAATGGTTAATGTAAATTTAGGTATAGATGATAGTGGAAGTTTAACTATTATGGTTTCAAGCGACGGTTATGAAGATTTTGCAGTTTTAGAAATTGGAACATTAGCAGCAACTGCAACTAGAAATATTAAAGCTTTAGCCACTGGAGACCATAACGAATTGCAATTATTAACTGATACTAGCGGTCAAATTTATTATAGAGCAAGTCAAGCCACTGCAGATGCCTTTGTCATAATAACATTGGGATTTTATGACCCATTTATAGCATAGTAAAAGGAGACAAAAAATAATGTATATAACTAGAAATAAAACTACAAAAAAAATGACTGGATTTGCAAAACGCATTCCAAAAATATTTGATGACAAAAAAGGTAAATATGTGCCTGATAAAAACTATGAAAAGATAGACCAAAAATCAAAAGAGTTACAAGATTTTTTAAATGGTACTGGCGATTATGAAAAACCTAAAAAACCAAATTATGATATAGAAAAACAGTTTGAAATACTTGAAAATGAAATACCTGCTTTAAAAAAATATCGTAAATCGGTAAGGGAGGATAATTAATTATGGCAACAAGAGATGATAGTAGTTACACACAAGATAGAATTTTTAAATATACTGGAGTTAAAATATTAAGCGGGCAGACTGAAAGTGAAGCAATAGATTGTCTGGGTGGTGTTTTAGTAGGAATTAAAACTCCGTCTGCTTTAACAGGCACTTCATTTACTGTAAAAGTATCTGATGACGGGGTTTCTTATGTAGATTATTATAATGCTTTGGGTGCAAAAGTAACTATAACAGCAGGTGTAGATAGGCGTATAGGCATAGAGCCTGTTGATTTTGCAGGTATACAAAAAATAAAACTTGTTTCAAGTAGTGCAGAAGCAGCAGAAAGAGAACTTACTTTGTTTTTGAGAGGTATGTAATATGCCATTATTAAATTGTTTATTATGCGGTGGTGGGGATAGACCATTTTCACAGCAAAGTATATCAGGTGCTACCGATACTATTGATCCTACACTTGTAAATATAGAGTTAGTAGTTTCAAGCCCTACCACAATGACATCTACCCCTACCATTTCAAACGGACTTTATGATAATCAACAAGTTATTATACGGGGTAGTGATAATACAAATACTATTACATTGCAAAGTGTAACTAATTTAGGCGGTAGTAATTTATTTATGGACGGTGGAATAGATATTGTTTTAGGCGAAAATGATTATATAGTTTTTCGTTGGAATAATACTACATCTAATTGGTGCGAGCAATCAAGGAGCGTAAATTCTTAATTTTAGGAGATAAAAAATAAATGTCTCAATATGATAAAACAATGAGTAAATTTAACTCTACTGATACATCAGTAGGGTCAAGTGTTGGAACTAGAGATATTAAATCAACAGCAGGATTTAATAATAATGGGTTCGTGCAAGACGATTTAGAAGTATGGATTAAAGATGCTTCTGCTGTTAGCGGTTCAAAACTTACAAGAATAAATGATTTAAACTCTGTGTATGAAACTTTAGGAGATGCTGGAGACCAAATATTATTCGGTTCACCAGTACAATGTTGGGGAATATATAGTTCATTATTAACAGCTAAAAGTAACGAGCAATATATAGGTAAATATTATAGCTCAAGTTTAGCTGATTTAAAAGAAACTACATATATGAGTGTTGTGGATGAGTTTTTAAATCAAAATAAAACTAATGTATTTGAGGCTTTAGTTTCAAATAACATTACAATGAATAAAAAAATAAGACTTGACTGGATGTCAAATACACCAAGTGGAATTTTAGATAAAATACCAGCAACTAATGATGGCGTTAATAGATATTGGTGGGCGTTAGAAGTCCCTGTCGGTGGACTTACAACTACTCCAAGACTTATTGATACTGCGTATAGAGGTAGTGGATTATCTAAAATAGAATATAATCAACAGGATGTTTATTGGGGTAATGCTAGATTACAAGACCAAAAAAATATTAATACTGATAATATTAGAACTCCCTCAGGTACGCCTGTTGTAAGCATTGATATAACATCTACGCAAGTACAATTAGTTTACAATATGAGAAGTGCTTTAAATGATAATGTTGTATTTAGGTGGCAATTACCTGTAGGTATAGATACATCAACTCCTATAGATATTGACTTTAGTTACATAGCTAATGCTGCTATAAATACTGCCGATATAAATATTGATATTAAAAAATTAACACAAGGTAGTATCGTAGGAGCAGGTGAAACATCTGATTTAAATCAAACGGAAAACATAAATATAACTGCAGGAAACACAATAAATTTATGTCATAATTTAGCAACTGATTTTGATATATCGGATATGAAACCATTTGATATTTTATCAATTGAAGTAATAAGAACCGATAGTAATGGTGGTAGTTTTTATCCGTTACATTCTTGTATCAAACATACTCTATTTAAAATGGGGAAGTTTAGCTAATGTTACAAAGATTATTAACTTCAAGTTATAGTAATAGTGCTATAACAATTACATTGGCAGACGATGAGAGTGTTACTTTACCCCCTAGTAAAATAGGCAGAGGGTGGTTAATGGTAGGTGATGACGAGGAGTATTCAGATTTTAGATTTTCACAGAATGCAACAGTAACATTATTTTCAAGTTCTGCTAATGTAATAAATTCAGATACAGATACTAACTTTTGTATTTTCGGTAGTGCTAATTCTGTGGTGTTAAAAAATAGACTTGGGGCTACTAAAGTTATAAAATATTTCTATTGGGTGTGAGGATAAAAAAATGACTTTTGAAAATGTTATGGGAGTATTAAGAAAACCGATAAAATTTTCTAGTATAACAAATTGGCTATTTAATAGAAAAGTAGGATTTAGAGAAGACGGCACTATAAGAAGTTGCGGTAGGGAATGTTATATTAACGGACAATGGAATAAAATTTGTACTAAATATTTAACAGGAATGACAGGCACAAGTACTACTACTTTAGTACCTCACGGCATAAATAAAACAGATATATTGAGTGTAGAATGTGCTATAGATGACGGCATTAAATTTTGTAAATCAGAGTATAATTTAGTTCCTTCTACTTCAAATGGATTTAATTATGGTTGGGATAATACCCATATAATCATAGATAATATAGGGAATATTTTTAAAGGAAAGGATTATAAAATAAAAATAGAGTATAAGAATGGTAGTTAGTTTTTTAGCAGTAGAAGTAAAAATTAAAATACTCTTGCTTTTTGCTGATTGAGTTATGAGCTGAAAGTAAGGGAAGGAGATAAGAAAATGGCAGATGAAATAAAAGGATTAAAAGAGCATATAGAATGGCAAACAAAAGCTATAAAAGCTATTGCTGAAGCTCTTAAATTAAAGGGGTTTGATGTAAAGATTTCTGAACCACCTGAACCCCCTCCACCGCCAAACTAAAATTATGATATTAATATTGCATATTACAGCGATTATATTAAAAAGTTTGCATACATTTTTTGATGGTGCAAGAATACAATGGTTTTTATTGGTAATAAATAGAAATACCATTATACTTTTTTTAGCTTTAGCTTCTTATCTTTTGCTAAAAGCTTTATATAGTCGCTGTATGCAATTTAATAAACATATAGATGTAAAAGTCAAAAACATACATTCTGATTTTTTATTTAATTTAAAAAGAATAGTTAATTTAAGTAGATTAGCTTTTGAATTTTGGCTTGTTTCTTTTATTTTCTCTAATACGGATTTAATCCTTTCTTACTTTAAAATACAGATTTTTGCAATACTTTTGATTGCAGAACTTATACCTTATATTTATATTTTTATAAGGGCTAATAAAGAAATTATAAAATGGTTAAGGGGATTATAAAAATGTGTGCTGCTAAAGAATATGTAAAGAAAAACGGATTTAATATAAAAGCGATAATTAGTTTAATTGTAATAAGTAGTTTTGTTGTAAGTTGTTTTATGGCAATTGCTTTTTTTATATTTAACGCTCAAGGAGCTAATAAGAGAAGCAGAGAAAATAAAACTGAAATTTCCACCTTAAAACTAGATTTTAAAGAAGTTAAAGTAAAACAAGAAAATTTTGGAACTCAACAAACTAATATGTATGAAGATGTAAAAGAAATTCAAAAAGATATTAAGAGCCTTTTGAGAAGATAAAATTTAGTATAATAAAATTATGAATTTATTTATAACTTCAAAAAGTCCTAAAAAATCTGCTAAATTTTTATCGCAAGATAGATTAAGATTAAATAAACAAATATTAGAATGCAATCAAATTTTAGCTACAGCATTGCATTTAAACGGAGCAGATAAGCGTTTTATGCCATATAAGAAAAATGGCGATAGATATAAACCTACTCACGAAAAACACCCTATTTGCAAATGGGTAGCAAGTAGTTTAGATAATTTTATGTGGGCTTTAGAATTTATGAACGAACTTTGTAAATACAACCTAAAACACGCTTGCAAAGCTAATATTCCATTACTTTCTTTTACAGGAAATTGTTTTATTAAATCAAATGGCTTTAATGGATTTGAAAACTGCACTCCATATAAAGATTTACCAGTGTTTAATGCGTATAAAAAACACTTGGCGGATAAATGGAAAAAATGAAAAACTACAAAAAATAGTATAATAAAACAGTATGATTATAACCCCACATTTCAAGTATAAAGAATTAGTACACACAGACCACACTCAATTTAAACAACAAAATCACGAGCAGGGAAAGGCTTTTATTGGCAATATGCGTATGCTTGCATATTACTATTTAGAGCCTATACGGGCTAGATATGGCGTTCCTGTGGATATAACAAGTTGCTTTCGTATACCTGCATTAAACAGATTTATAAAAGGTAGCAAAAAAAGCCAACATAAAAAATGCGAGGCAGTTGATTTTAGGGTTAGAAAAACAGACTGCAAAACAGTTTTTGATTACATACTTTTACAAGATTGCTTTAAGTGGGGACAGTTGATTTTATATCCCGATGATAATTTTATACATTTAAGTTTTCCAACTTTGGAAGAAAATATGCAAGTAAAGATATTTGAAAATGGGAAGTATACTAGATTGTGATAAACGAATTTTTTGCGTATATTTAGCTGTTTTTTACGGAAAATATGCAAAAAACAACAAGATAAACGCATTTTTAGGTTATTTAATGTAATATAAAGGAGAATAATTAATGTTTTTAGGATTACCGATAATCAAAGATATTTTTGGTGCTGTATCAAAAGTAGCAGATAAGCTAATACCTGACAAAAATAAAAGAGAACAATTTAAAGCTGTATTAAATGAAAAGTTATTGGAATTACAATTCAAAATAACAGATATTATGGCAAACGAAACAAATGGGAATTGGTTTCAAAGAAGTTGGAGACCATTAACCGCTTTAATTTTTGTTTTTATAATTGTAAATGCAAAATTAATTTCTCCATATTTGAGAGCATTTTTTCCCGAAATACCACAGTTTGAAATAAGCCCTACAGAGTGGGGTTTGTATACTGCATTCTTAACATCGTATGGCATAGGTAGAAGTTACGAAAAATCAAAAAAGAAAGAATAATAAAGGAGGTAAAATAAATGATAACTTTTGATATAAAAAAACTAATTGAGAAGGGTATTAAAGGTTTTTTGAAAGGTTATATTACTGCTTTTGCTGGAATAAAGATTGTTGAAAGTTCTTTAACATCAGCTAATATAACAGAAGACCAATTGCTTGCATTAATTGCAGGCGGTGCGTTAGCAGTATTTGATATGTTGCGAAACTGGCTTAAAATAAAGTTTCCAAAAGTATTTGGCTGGCTTTAATAGTTGCTGGCATTCTCACATCCTCGCTTATGCGTGTGAGTTAACCCCGTAGGAATATAAAAAAAACCTACGGGGATTTAAAAAAGGGCAACTATATAGTTATTTGACCCAAAAAAAATTAATAGGTATTAACATATCCACTAACTTCCATATTTCCATAGGTGTTTATAGAAGAATTACCGAAGTAGAACTTAATTAAAACCAATACAAGCATAAGCAACGCTATAAAAATTAGGCATTCTTTAATAATTTTGTATATTTTCAAAAACTTATTCATAATTATTTTTCCTTTTTATCGTGTTCTATTTGTTTTGGCTTAACTGCTTCTAGTATATTCAAATGTTGCTTTTGTGATATTTTTTGTCTCTTTACTTTTTCTATCAAATATTTTGGAAATTTTTTATATATATATTCAAATGAAAACCAATTTCTAAATTCAGGCAATGATTTATCAGGATACGCCCACGCTGGTTGTGGGTTACTATCTGATTGAGGATAATATTCTGGATAGTTATGTTCGTATGGTGTTCTTTCTCCATATTTTGAGTTTAGTTTTTTTTCTTTCCAATATTTACCCCAATTTATACCTACACTTAAATCTGGTATAGTTTTGTCATTCACAATTACACTTCCCCTTATAAGCGTAACTATCAAGCCATTCATTTCCCTAAAAACACTAAAAAATCCGTTTGGAACTTTATCAAAATTTAAATCAACTCTATCTAAAAAATATTTCCACTGATTTAATTTTTCAGTTTGGTATACATATCCTACTTTATTGTAAATATATTGTCTAAACGATATTCTTGCTAATATTCTGTAATTTTGTATTGCTTCTTTTCTAGGTTCTGCGTCCTCATATGCAAAATATTCTAACAATGCCATACATACTGCTTCAGGATAAGCATTATATTTGGGATTTATATACTTAACTAGCCAAAAAAACTAAAAAACACTTGACTAGCCATTATTTTTATGTTACGATATGTTTATATTAGGAGGATACATATTATGATTAAATTTAGTCTAATTGAATTTTTTAAGAAGTTTCCAAGTGAAGAGGATGCCACACTTTATTTTGAAAAATTAAGATGGGGAAATGATATTACTTGTCCTTATTGTAAAAGCAAGTCTATATCAGAATGTGTAAGGCCAATGCCATATAGATGTCGTGATTGTCGCAAACATTTTAGTGTTAGGGTTGGAACTATACTATCAGAGTCAAAATTACCACTTCAAAAATGGTTATTGGCCATATACATACTTACTAATTCTAAAAAGGGTATTTCTTCAATTCAGTTGGCCGAGTATTTAGAAACTACTCAAAAAACAGCTTGGTTTTTAGCTCATAGAATAAGGGAAACTTGGTTGCAAGAAAATGATAAACTTGATGGAGTTATTGAAATTGACGAAACATACATTGGGGGAAAAGAGGGCAATAAACATCAGAACAAGAAAACATTAAATACACAGGGTAGAAGTACAAAAACAAAAATGGCTATACTTGGAGCACTAGAAAGACGAGGAAAAATAAAGGCCAAGATAGTAAATAATACAAATGAAACTACTATAAATTACTTTGCTAATAATAATATTAAAAAATCTGCAATACTTAATACTGATGAGTATAGAAGTTATAATCAACTTAAAAATCAGGGTTTTATACACAAAAGAGTAAAACATTCAGTAAAAGAATATGTATATGGCCAATATCATACAAATGGAATAGAAAGTTTTTGGGCTTTGTTAAAAAGAGGGTATTATGGAATTTATCATCATATGAGTTCAAAACATTTACAGAGATATATAGATGAGTTTTCTAACAGGCATAATATGATAGAAACCTCTGGAATTGATAAAATAAAAGTCACATTTAATAAGGGTATAGGTAAGAAACTAACCTATAGGGAGCTAATAAATGACAAAAAAAAAGAAAATTATAGAACCAATTAAAGCATCATCTGAAGATGTTGTAAAAGCTATTGTTGATGTGGGTAAATCAATGGAAGAAAAAAAATATCCAAGAGCTTTAACTAGTGATGGTGTTATATCTCCTATCATTAAAGCAGAATGTTGGATATTAGATAATGGTAAATATATAGTTCGTGGCCGTGGTTTTATTAGAACATTAACAGGGGTTGAGGATGACAAGAAATTATCAGGCCAAAGATTTAAAAGACTGTTAAATAGTAAAGCATTGTGCAATATTTTATCAGAAGAATTAAGAAACAAGCTAAGTATTCCAATTGATTTTTACACAAAAAAAGGGAAAATGGAGTGGGGATATGATGCTACGGCTTTACCACAAATGGCAAAGGATTTTTGGAAAGCATACCTAACTAAAAAAATAAAAGAGGGAGATACCTACTTTTATGAGGCCAAAAATTCGGAAAAATTAGTTAACGCTTTCTTAAATTTAAGCATTACCACTCATATAGAACAAATTACAGGATTTAACCCAAAGGCAAGAGAATTTGCCGAGGCATTTTTTAGAGAAAATTTTGTCAGAGAATTACCATCAGGCCAAAAAAGGAAATTTGAAGATATTGGTTTCTTTGATGGTATGTATAAAATATATGGTCTTATTAGAAAAAAAGATAAACCTTGGCAAAATCCTTCCTTTTTTGGAAAATTTATAAACAAATATATATATACTCCACTAGATGTTATAGTTACTAATGGAAAAATAAAAACAAGGGATATATTAAGAAAACAATTAAAAGAAAAAAGAGGTAAAAGCGGAAGAACTTTATATTCTTTTATACAAGAAAAGGGAGAGGCCAAGTTTTTTGGCCATCTTGGTATGCTCACACATCTTATGAAAGTTTCTGATAACAAAGATGAATTTGATGAGTTATTTAACCAGTTTTTTACAAATTTATTACCAACGAAAGATTTATTTGAGAAAGAGCATAGACGGGATGTTTTTAGTAGGATTATAAATAAAAAGGGACAATAGATATTTATCAATTTAGTAATGTAAATTTAAACTTTGGCTAGTTAAGTATATAAATCCCTTATATTTAATACCTTTTTTTGTTACTGATATAAAAAGATGCTCGCCATTGTAATTTGTATCTCTCAATATTTGTTTAATTTTTATAGTTCTAGTGTTGTCATCTCTACCGTCCCATTCTTTATTAACCCTGTATAGAGTTTTTCTATGTACTCCACAAATTTTAGCAAGACCAGTCTCTGTTAAATAAGGTATTCCATTTTCTAATACTCCCATTATTATACCATCTACATCTTTTTCTACATCCACTATAAAAGAAAACTCGTCTTGACCTGCGCCCAAATTCGGTGTTTTGCGGGTGTTTTTAATTAATTTCCCCTCTGAAACAATGGGTGCGCCCAGTTCGCTTTTTTTCACTCTAGCAACACGATTTAAAAATTCTTCAAATTTTTTTTTCTTATCCATTTATAAGCTCCTTATACTGTAATCTCTTACCACTTGTTAAACTAAAAAACTCATTTATCCGTTCCTGTATACTGTAACCCCTTGTATTCCAACGAAAACAAAACATATCGGCATATTTTTGTATATGCTTTTTACTAGCAGAGTGATATATTCCATTTATTGTTCTTTTAAAATGAGCAAATGAACCCTCTATATTATTTGTAGTAATCCCGCCTTTGCCTACATACTCTTTAAAGGTATGGTTAACTATTTTTCTTTTATCTTTTGGTAAGAACTTATATATAGGGCTTTCGTCTGTATGTATTATAGCATTATCAGATATATTACTTTCAATAATTGGCTTTACATTGCCTTTAGTGGCTTTTTCTATGCTTTGATATTTAATACTGCCTTTTTTCTCTATCATACCCAAAATAGGCTTTTTATCGCCTAATATGGTGTTATATTCTTTGGTGCGTTTATTTTTATGCTTGTTTGTTTCCTTACCGCCTATATATGTTTCGTCAACCTCTACAATGCCTTTTAACGGCTTTTTAAATGAATTACTATCTACCGCATATCTTAACCTTTGTAACATATACCACGCTGTTTTTTGAGTTACTTTAATATCTTTGGCAAGCTGTAAACTGGATATACCCTTTTTATGTGAAGTCATAAGGTAAATAGCCATAAACCATTTTTTTAATGAAATTTTACTATCTTCAAATATAGTGCCTATTTTAACACCAAACTTTTTTCTACACTCCGCACATTTATGAGTTTTATTATTAGAAAAATGATATATTTTTTTACTGTTACAAAACGGACAGTAAAAACCATCTTTGTATATTATTGCAGTGAGATATTTTATACACTTTAATTCGGTATCAAAGGTATTTATTACTTCTAAAAAACTGTTAAATTTTTTCATTTTTATAGCTCCCTTACTCTTAACTAAATATATTATATCTTAATTAGCTGGGTCTGTAAAGTATATAGTTTCCTTGTTTTATATAAAACTAGCACTTGACATATATAAGGTATATGTGTAGTATATATGTATAGTTATTTTAAAATAACACTTGACAAGAAATAAAAAAACATTTAAAATATTAGTGTAGTAAGAAAGTAATAAAAAAACTGAAACCAAAAGGAGAAAAGAAAATGGAAATAACAATACTAAACGAAAGACTTTTTATAGCAGAAGCAAACGAAATCGCTGGAAACTTAAACACACATTTGGAAAATTTTCAAGGCGAAACAGAATTAGAACGAGCAATGACTTGTATAGAAAACAACAACTAAAAAGAAGTAAAAAAACTGAAACCAAAAGGAGAAAATAAAATGAAAGTAAAAATTTTATATAGATATCGCGACTTGGAATTGAATTACTATAAACTTGAAAGCATTATTACAAATAGTCGGTATAAAACTATCTATGAAACTCAAATAAACCTGTTTAAAATACTACCAAAAAAAATATTGGAATTACCAAAGCTATTCATACGGGATATTGTGAAAATAAAATGAAAAAAATAACAATAATAATAAGTATTATATTTTGTGTTTGTTTTTCACAGGCAAAGAATATAATTAGCTTAAATGTTGGTAGTGCAATACCTGTAACTTGGAATTATGGAAGTGCATTTTATGCAGGCTTTTCACAAGGTTATAGTATCTCAAAGTATTTTAATTTAGGTTTTGATTTATCCTATAATTTTAACCATAGACAGTATGAAAATAATCTAAAAAGAGAAATTAAAATATTAAATTTAATTCCTTATGTAGAATATAATTTGTCTATTAACAGGCATTTAATATATTCATATTTTGGTTTTGGGATTAGTTTTATAAATATGGACGATGATACTACTATACCCGACATAGATGATATGACTAAACGATATTTTACTGGCATTTTTGGAATAGGGTATATGTATCAATGGTTAGAGAATATATACATAGGTTTTGATTTAAGATACCAACATATATTTCAAAGCGGTGGTATAAAGAATAATATTATACCGACTGCTAAAATATCTTATATTTTTTAACAATTTTACAATCTTCCACTGGGGCATCTGATGAAGTGAGGCATCGGAAGAAAGTAAAAAAAAGGAGTAACTCAATGAGTGAAACGAAAAAAAAAGACTATAAAACAAAAAACATCGCAAAAATGTCTCATCGTGAAATATACGATGAGATAAATTCCTGCATAGAACAAGAGGATTATGACCTTGTTAAAATGTGGGAAAATGTATTATTTTTGCGAGGTGTCCAGTTGTTGTTTAAACTTATGATAGGAACAGTTATAGCAGTTGTTATAATTGGAGTATTACTTATCGTAAGGTAGTCTGAACCTGTCCGCTCGCACAAACGGGCGGGCAGTTATATTATACTAAATTAAGAGAGGTTTAAAAAAATGAAAGAAAAAACAAAACTTGTAAATTGTCCAGACTGTAATAAAATGGTTTCTAAAAATTCAAAAGCTTGTATACATTGTGGTAGAAAATTTGATGCCATAGATAGAATGGCTTTTGATAAAGGTTTAAATGTTGATGTTTTAAGAAAACAAAATAAAAGACTTGCTTATGGTGGTAGTTTTTTATTTATAGGAATAATATTTTTAATATTATTTTTCCCTTTAGGTATTTTGTTTTTACTTATAGGCATAGTATGGGTTATAGTAGCAACTATAATTAATCTTACTGAAAAAAAGGAGACTGAAAAATGACAGAAAAACAAATAATAAAAGGTAAGATTTTAAGTTCGATACCGTCAATAGCATTTTATTGTAAAAATAGAACTAGCAAGTATTTAACTTTTAATGCTAATTTTTCAAGATTGATTTCATATGAAAACTATGTAGATATTTTTATCAATGGAAACATTCTTAAACTAAAATTTAGTAAAAAAGAAAATAAAAACAGCTATAAAATTAGCAAAAATAGTGTAAATTATTTCATATCTGCTAACAATATTTTAAATCAAATAGACATACCTCTGTGTGAAAAAAGATTTAAGGTAGAATATTTGAATGATAATATTTATATTGCTGATTTAAGTAAGGCTTTAGAATAATAAAATTACCGATATGAAAATAAATAACATTTGACAAGCAATTTTTATTAAGTTAAACTTTTGGTGTAGTAACGGAACTTTAATTATGAACGAAACGCTTACCAAAGAATATTTCAAAAAACACATAGCAAAAATAATGTCTCTGCTTGATTTGTCGGGGTCTAATCCTATATTAAAACAAGAAATAAAAAAAGAGATTTGGAATATACATACGGAAACGGAACGAGAACTTTTAAACAACGGAGCAAAAAATGGCAAAAAGATTTATTGACACAAAACTATTTAAAGACAGTTGGTTTTCTAACCTTTCAAAAGATGCAAAACTATTATATATCTATTTAATAACAAACTGCGACCACGCAGGAATAATTGATTTTAACGCAAAACTTATAGATTTTGAAACAGAAATCAAGGGTTCAGCAAGAGTTAGGCAAGAGTTAGGCAAGTGTTTAATACACTTGAGAGATAACTACTTTTTTATAGTAAAATTTCCTAACTATCAATATAAAGACTTTTCAGAGGGAAACAATAATATAAAAAGTAGTGTAATTAAACGCTTAAATGAGTTTAACTTATTAGATGAAAATTCAAGGGTTAAGCAAGGGTTAGGCAACAGTTCCCCAACTGTTATGGATATGGTTAAGGATAAAGAAAAGGATAAGGATAAGATAAAATATAAAGATAATGTTAATATAAATGTTAAAGCTAAAAGTAACAACTTATCTTTTGTTGATAATAAATTTCTACCTATTGTTAAAAAATGGCTTGACTACAAGAAGTCTAAAAATCAAACATATAAAAACGAGGCAAGTCTTAAAGCACTTTATAACAAGATTTTAGAACTTTCGGGCAATAATGCAGATATTGCTGATAAGATAATTAATCAATCTATGGCTAATAATTGGGCGGGACTTTTTGAGCTAAAAAATGAAAACAAACAAAAAGGAGAAAACGGAAATGACTTTGGAAAACTCCCATATTGAAATTGCTGTTAATAAAATGGTTCAAGCTGAATTAGAAAAGAAAAAAAACAATATTAATAAAATTGAACCAAAAAAAATAAAAGAACCAATTTGGTGTGAAAAATGTGGATTTTCAAAAACAGGCGATATATGTCAAAAATGCGTTGAAATTGAAAAAGAGGTACAAGTTATGGCTAATGACAAAAAAAACGCTACAATAGCAAGTTTGGGCGGTTTAAGAGCATATGAGAAGTATACTGTTAATAATTTTAATGATAAAAATATTTTAAAAGATTGTTTAGGATATCCAAACATAAATATATATATAACTGGGGCAGTTGGAACGGGTAAAACTCATTTAGGAACAGCATTAATAAGAAAGTGCGAAAATTTTAATCGCTTTAGTAGTATACAAATTTGCCGGGAATTAAGAAAAACCCAAAGTAGTGCTAATCCTGCACTATCAGAAGAAAAACTAATTAAAAACTTAAGTGAAATTCCTTTAATGATAGACGATTTCGGTGTTGAAAAAACCACAGAATATACTAAACAGACTTTATATGAAATTATTGATAAAAGATATGAGTTAGGAAATGGCGGTTTAATTATAACCAGTAACTTTGAACTTGGAAAAAATAGAATTTCTAGCAGGTTATATGAAATGTGTAAAATTATCAAATTAGACGGAAATGATTTTAGGTTAAAAAAACTATGAAAGAATACCTAAATAAAGTGCATAATTGCGATTGTTTGGAGCTGTTAAAAAAGTTGCCTGATAATAGTGTTGATTGTATTGTAACCGACCCACCTTACGAATTAGGATTTATGAATAAAAAATGGGATAGCACAGGCATTTCTTATAATGTAGATTTATGGCGTGAATGCTTGCGTGTACTTAAATCAGGCGGTCATTTACTTGCTTTTGGGGGAAGTAGAACATATCATAGAATGGCTTGTGCTATAGAAGATGCGGGCTTTGAAATAAGAGACCAAATACAATGGTTGTATGGTTCAGGTTTCCCGAAAAGTTTAAACATATCAAAAGCTATAGACAAAATGCAAGGTATAAAACATCCTGAAAATAAAGTTATTAGCGAAAATACTGCTATGAGCGGAGCAAATTATACCAGAAATAAAATGGAAATTAAATCTGAATTAGCCAAACAATGGGATGGTTGGGGTACTGCTCTTAAACCCGCATACGAACCTATTTGTATGGCACGCAAGCCACTTTCTGAAAAAACAGCTTGCGACAATGTTTTAAAATATGGCACTGGGGGAATAAATATAGATGCTTGCCGTATAAATATAGATAAACAAAAAGAAACTGACAATAGAGTTGGTACTGATATTAAAAGAGGGGACAAAGAGGGTTTAAAAAGTACAAGTATTTTTAAATGCACTGAAAAAGGCGTTCAAATGTACAAAGAAAACGGACGCTTTCCCTCAAATGTAATATTATCACATCACAATGAATGTGTGGAAATTGGGGTTAAAGAGGTTAATGGTATAAGTGGTGGAACAAATAAAACTGGTAATAATTTTATGGGAAAATATAAACAAGGACATAAACCATTTAATTATGCTAAAAACGGCAAAGAAATAGTATCTCATTACGAATGCCACCCTGATTGCCCTATTGGTATTTTGGATAAGCAGAGTGGGGTAAGACCTAGTAGCGGAAGAATTGGGGAAAGTGGAAGTGGAATTGGTGCTATTAATGGAATTTATCAAAAAGGTATGGGTGGTAAAAGAATGGATACTTATTTTGACATAGGCACAGCATCCCGCTTTTTTTATTGTGCTAAAAGTTCACGGGCAGAAAGGAATAAAGGTTGTGAAAATTTGGAAGATAAAAAACAGAGGGCGAATTATAAGGTTAGTGGAGGTCGTTCATTTAAAAATGGAGAATGGATAGAAAATAATTCTAAACCAAAATTAAGACAAAATTTTCATCCCTGTGTTAAACCAAAAAAACTAATGCAATATCTTATTAAACTTATTACACCACCTAATGGAATTGTACTTGATATTTTTGCAGGTTCGGGTAGCACTTTAGTAGCTTGTAAAAGTTTAGGATTTGATTTTATAGGCATTGAAAAGGAACAAAAGTATTGCCAAATAGCAGAGGCTCGCATTAAAGCCGAACAAGCACAAGGAAAATTTTATTTATGAAAAAACTAAAACTAGACATACTTTTATTTTGGATATTAGCCTTAACTTTTTGCATTATTTTTTGGGTAAAAGTTATTAGTTTAATTTGCTAAAAATAACCCCTTGACAAATTTTTTAAATTAATGCTACAATTTTTATGTAGTCGTTTTAAGAGTGAAAATAGCAAGTAATAAAAAAGTACTTGACAAGTACCTAAACATTTGCTAGACTAATAGTGTAGTAGAAAGTAAATAAAAAAACTGAAACCAAAAGGAGAGAGAAAATGGAAAATCAAAACGAAAAAGAGTTAACAATAGGATGTATGGTTATGGTTGACAATAAAATTGGAAGAATTACATATATACAGCCAAACAGACGGATGGCACGGGTTAGGTTCTCTTTGGAAAAATCTCAATTATGTTTTGTATCCTATATTTCAAAAACAAATTTAAAAAAAGATGTTTATGTAAAAGAATTTAACCCCGCCTAATTCTCTCTAGGCGGTTTCAGAAACCCCCTGCTCTATTACTAAACAGGGTTAGGGCAGGGGGATAAAACAAAAGTTCTTTTAAAAATTTGGGAGTGATATAACTCTCGTCTTTTCAAGGCGACAGTTATATTTAGCAAGGTTAAAATCCTTGCCACTCCCGCATATTTGGCAGGGTGGCGGAATAGGTAGACGCGGGAGTATGGTTAGCGTTTCAGACCGACAAGGGAAGAACCCGAAAGATGCTAACAGTGTGCTTGAAAAACACACTCGGTTAAACGACACTATTTGAAATAATTTTTTCAGATTATTTTAAAAAAATGTTTTTTAATTACTATGTTATGTAGGGTGCAAATCCCTGCCCCTGCCACAAAATTTCAACAGGAGGATAAAATGGTAATAGAAGTATATCAAGATGTAAACGGAGCAATTTGTTTTAAGGCAGAAAAGTGCAATATGCAACTGGGAAAAGAACAAAAGAAAATGGCTATTACTTTAGCTAAAAATTTACATCCTAATATTAATACAGTAACTTTTAAGGATTTTTATTATTAATAAGGATTGCAGGTTCAAATCCTGCCCCTGCCACCAAATTTCAACAGGAGGATTTAATGTTTAGAAAAATATTAAGTTGGATTTCAAAGAAAGCATATCTATGTGGCAGAGTAGACGCTTTTACGGAAGTTTATAATAATCGCAACAAGTGCGGACACTTCATTTCAACATCAGATTTTTGTACACAAGAAATGGAAAAAGATAGTAAGAAAATTTTAAAATTACTTACTAGAAAATAAAACAGGCTCTTTAAAATTTAAACTGGTCGCTCCCCATAAGAAATGTATGTCCATCACTAAAGGGCGGTAGGAAAAAAACTAAACGGAGGTAAGGAAAATGGCAGAAAGAGGCGAACTTACAAGTAAAATAAAAAAAATGTCAAAAGAGTTATTAGGCTATGAAATAGATAAAACGGAATTAAGGTTAATGCCTTATATTCAATATCAAATAATGAACGAACAAAAACTAGACCCTAACAAAATGAATAAAGACGATAGGGATATACTTCAAAAATGGAGGGAGGCAGGACACATGGAGGGTGGTGCATTAGGACTTTCAATTACCAAAGATTTTTGGAATAAAATAAATGAAATTCTTTGGTTAGGATATGCATCATATAGAGAAGAATAACCCAATTCCATCACCTTGAGTGGTAGAAATTCAGGTAAGCACAAATTGTGATTAACTGAAAATTAACAGGAGGATAGCAAAATGAAAAACCTTGAAAAAAAACTAGCAGTAGCAAGAGACCAATTGGTTAAAGCAAAAGAAGAATTGAAAGAATTAGTTAAATTGGATGTTACTAGTGAAAAAAAAATAGATGTTTCTATTAATATAATTGATAAAAAACAGCACGAAATAGACAATATTAAATTTATAATAAGATTGTATGAAGATTTGCTGAAATAACGGAGGAATATTATGGAAGAAAAAATAAACGAAAAAACAGAACAAAAAAAACAATGTAGTGCATTTTGCAATGACGGTTATTTCACAGTAAGGCAGATAGGACACGATGGCAAAGTTTTGAAACAGTATAAACAAAGATGTGCTAATTGCAATAAAAAAAATTAAGAGGTAATCAGATGAAAAAATGGCATAAGAGAAAGTATTGTAAAAAATGTAAAGGATATAGAACAACAGGCGGATTTAAGATTTTATTTGGAGCATTTAGCATTGGAAATTGGGAACACGAATGCAGGTGTTTCAGATATAGTGGTAAAACAGAACTTGATAAGAAAAAATGTAACGAAGTTTTAAGGGAGCAAGAAAATGACAATAAAACAACACTGTAAGAGTTTTGACACTTTGTGGGAAGCTGCTAACGATTTGTATACCAGTCCCCCAACTTACAGATTATGGCTAAAGGGTGCTAAACCAAAAATCAAAGCACATAGGGAAAGAATTTTGCAAAAAGGCATAAAAAAATGGTGGAGGTAGTAAAAAAAATGATAGAACAAAAAAATGAAGTATTAGTAAAAGAAACAGAAGTGTTGCAGACGGCAACAATGGATACTGACGATATAATTTCTAGTGCAGAAAGGCGTATTGCTAATTTACAAAAGGTTATAGGTCTTGCATTGAAAATAACAAATAAAAATGATTGGGTGGATATGCACGGAAATCCATATTTGACTGGAAGTGGTGCTCAAAAGATAGCTCGTCTATTTGGTGTATGTTGGCGAGAGATGAAAACAGAAAAAAACATATCTGACGATGAAAACGGACAATTTTATTTTTACAAAACAATTGGACTTTTTTATTTAAAAGGTAAAAATGATTTAGTTGAGGCGGTAGGTACTTGCTCTCAAAAAGACCAATTTTTTGCAAAATCTGGTGGGGTTATGAAACCAAAAAGTGAGATAGACGAAACTAACATTATGAAGGCAAGCGTAACAAATTGTATTTCAAATGGGATAACTTCACTTTTGGGATTAAAAAATTTAACTTGGGAACAAGTGAAATCAGGTGGAATAAATCAATCTCAAACAGCCTCTGTTAACTTTGCAACAGGCGGGGCAGGTGGTGGTAAAATAAGTGTACCACAGCAAAAAAGATTATTTGCCATAGCAAAAAAAGCGGGAAAAACAGATGAGCAAATAAAGCAATATCTTACTGATTTAGGTATAGAACACACTAGAGATATAAGCACTGGAAACGAATATAAAGAAATAGTAAAGTGGGCAGAAACAAAATGAGCTATGAATTAACAGAAAAACTAATTAATGAAATTGCAGAAAATAGAAAGCGGGTTTTAAATTCCAAAATAACCCGCTATCCCCGCAATAATTTTATTGCAAGCGATATACACGAATGTGATAGGTATATGGTTTATTCTATTTTAAATTGGAAGGATAGACCATTACATAATGAGGGTTTACAGGCTATTTTTGATGCGGGAAACAAAGAGGAAAAAAACATAAAAGCAATATTAGCTGAATGTGGTTACGATGTAATACATCAACAGACACCATTTGAGATAAAAAACAAATTAGGTGAGATGTTTTGCAGGGGAAATATTGATGGTGCTATTTCTTTCCAAAGACAAGTTATTCCATTTGAAGCTAAATCAATGCATCCTAATATATTTGCAGGGATAAAAACTATAGATGACTTTCAAAAAAAACCTCACTTGAGAAAATATTTAAAACAAATGCAATTATATTTATATGGTAAAGAAAAAGAGGCTGGATTGTTTATATTGTCTGATTTTAGGCAAATTAAATTACTCCCTGTGGCTTTAGATTTGGCAGAATGCGAGTGGATAGTTGGCAGACTTGAGCGATTATGGAAAAATGTTAAATCAAAAGAATTACCACCACAAGTAGATTATGCAAAAGGACTTTGTAATCAATGCTCTTTTAAACATATTTGTCTACCTGAAGTTAAAAATGAGGGTGCGAAATTTATTGAAAATGAGGAATTGGAAGCCTCTTTAGAACGCAGAGAAGAAATAAAACCTATTGTAAAAGAATATGGCGAAATAGATAAATCCATAAAAGAAAACTTTAGAGAAATAGAGCAAGTTTTTGTAGGTAAAAATTGGCAGATATCAGGAAAAAAACAAATTAGAAAAAGTGTAGATACTAATGCTTTACCTGATGAAATAAAAGAAAAATATACTGTTGAAAAAGAAACTTGGATAACTAAAATAGTTAAGTTGTAAATTTTTTACATGGAGCTTTTAAAATGCAAAAACAAATAAATCCAAATCAGTTAAATTTGATTGACAATACATATCACGGAGAAATACCTGTAAAGTTTTTTGGAAGTGATTTAACTAAAATTGACGAACATAGATTGACTGGTAATTTAAAAAAAGTATTTGATGTTTTACTTAAAATTGGTTGGCACACAAACGAACAGTTATATTCCGAAACTGGTATTTTTCAATGCGATAGATATCGTAGATATATTTTAGAGGGTAGAATATCAGGTTATACAATAGAAAAAAAGAATTTTAGAAATGGTGTTTTTGAATATAGAATAGTTAAACTTTTAAAATAAAGGAGTGTGAAAAATGCAAGACATATATAAAAAGGCTAAACCAAAAGACGATAGAAGTGTAGACGAAATAATGCAAAATATTAAAAGAATGGGAGACTGCTTAATAGCTTCATTTGGATATAAAAGTTGGAAAGATATACCAAAGCTTGAAACTAAAAAAACAGACGAAAAACAATTACCTAAACTGTGGACTGTTGTCTACTAATTTTAAACAAATTAGTAGCAATTAGTAGTTGATATTTTAAAATGGTGCAATTACACCAATTAAGGAGACTAAAAAATGACGATAGATGAGATTGTTAAGGAATTAGAGGAAAATTTTGAAATAGAAGACGATGATGGGTATGGTTGTACCTCTGTGCCGTTTGATATAGACGAAGTAAAGCATTCAAAAAAGGTAGGTGTAAATTTAAGAAACTGGCTCAAGGAAAAGCTAACCGAGTATGGAAAGCAGAGGGAAAAAGAAATTTATATTTCTATTTTGAAAAAAAATGTAAAAATTGATGAAGCTATTTTTGAAAATCAAGATACTTGTTGGAAAGAACTTAAATTGTATTCCAACGAAGCTAGATGTGCGAGTAATGCGTTGGATGAAATAAACACATTTTGCGAGCAAAAACTCAAAGAACTGGAGGGGGAATGAAAAGGAAATATTTCTATTTACATAAAAATGGCGAACTTATAGAGAAGTCTGCTTTTGTGGTTGAGAGCGAGGGAGTGCAATCTTATTTCAACAGTCCATTTGTTGTCAAGTTTTGGATAGCTACAACTTTGGAAGATGAAATTAAAATAAAAAAAGAGGCTGATATTTTAAGAAAATTAAAGGAGCAATCAAAATGACCGCACTTGAAAAAAACATTTATGGATTAAAATTACACGAAAGTTTGTTTTTTAAAAATAAACATAGTGAATTTGTAGTTACAAGGGTTGCGAGTGGTTGGATATATTCTGAACTAACAGACACTGCGATTAGAATTAATACTTTTGTCCCATTTGATAACGAATTTATGGAGGAAAACAACTTATGACCGCACTTGAAAAGATAGTAGTAGATTTGGAAATGGCAAAAGAATTGCAAAAGTCAGGTATTGACTTTGGGGAGACTGCTTTTGTGTGGGTTATTGATACTTTGTTGGCAAAAGAATATCCAAAATTAATATTGCGTAGTAATAAGTTTGCAATCAGAAAAAAAGGGGATGGTTATAAAACAATCCCCGCTCCCACAACAAACGAGCTACTTGATTTGTTGCCTCACTTAATTGAAACTAAAAACAATAAGCATACTTTTTATGATTTGCATATTAAAAAGTTAGAAACAGTAGGGGATAAGACTTCTTCATATATGGTTTTTTATGCTAATTCAAAAGATATTCTTATTTACTACGATATAAAAACACTACTACAAGCATTATCGCTACTATTGCTATGGTGCAAAAAAGAGGGATATTTAAAATGATAAAAAGACTTATTTGTGTTGTTTTCGGTCATAGTTTTGAGCCAATATCTTGTCTGCGAAAAAAAACTAATGGCAATTTAAGATATTTAGATAACAAAAATATGATAATTTCATTTTGTCCCGACTGTAATAAAATAAAAATTGTTTTAGAAAAGAGGATTAAATAATGGCATACTTAAACTACGGAAATTTCGGCAACACAAGTATTATGATACAACCGCCTGAAAGTGGGTACGAGTGCGATAAATGCAATTGTACTTATGCAGAAGAGGCAGAGTGGGGTTGCGAGTGCAATTGCCACTATAGTAGTGAACCTGATGCAATGGATATGGCAAAGGAGGCTAAAAATGAAAAATAGATTAAAGTTTAGGGCTTGGAGTTTTGAAAAAGAAAAAATGATTTATAATGTTTTTCCTATAAACAATATAGCTCACGCAGTTACAGCAGAGGATTGCGATTTTGGAACTGGAAAAGGAACTTTCAAAATGCACACAACAACCAATGACAGAAAGTGTCCTTTAATGCAGTCCACTGGCTTAATAGACAAGAACGGAAATGAGATTTATGAGGGGGATGTTTTAAGGGGATATTTTAATATAGATGATGTGGAAAATCATATTTATTTGCAACTCACTGAAAAAGAAAAAAAGAACTGCTATAAAATATTTTTAGTAGATAACATACATTTTGGATACTCGTATCCAATTCCTGAAATTTTAGAAATAATTGGAAACCGCTTTGAAAACCCCGAACTTTTGGAGGCAGTGAAATGAAAGAAGAATGCTGTTTAAATTGTTGCTGGTATCAAAAATTTAATAAATTTGAGTGTGGTCGTTTTCCTGATGGAACAACTATACAGTTTGCAGATAGACATTGTTGTGGGGAATTTAATTTATTTAAGGTGGTGGAATAAATGATTAAAAAAATGTGGGTTATAAGAGAAATTGACACAAAGATTTTGAAAGTGATGAATAAAAATAAATTTAAGGTTAAAACACTAAGTCATTTGGGTTACAACAAATATATTATTGATAATCATAATAATTATAATATAAAAGACTACGAGCAAATTCCTGTTTTCGTAACAGACGAAGACCCTTTAATTTTATTAAGGGAATGTCAAAGTAAGATTTCTGTTACAAGCCCACCTACTATAAGAGGGCTTTGCGAAGCAATAGATAAAACAATCAAAAACTGGGATGATAAAACTAAATGATATTGAAATGCTTAAACGAAAACTGCCAAGAAAGTATAGAAGTGGAGTTAGACCAAGATAATTTTATAATTGTTGACTGCCCAAAATGTGATACTGTTATGCAATTCAATGTAGCGGGAGAAATATTGAAATGACACAAGACCATATGCAGTCTTTGATAGATTTACTAGATGCAACTAAAATTATGCTAGTTACAGATTTGAAAAAAAACTATGTTACTATTTTAAAAAACATTGCACTTGCAAAAGAATTACTAGAAAAATGCAAGGAATTTGAAAAAATAGCAAAGGGGATAGAGATAAAATGACAAAAACACTTAAATTTAAAGGAAACAATAAACATACTGGCTGGTCTGTTGGTTTACACGGTATTTGGCATTATTTTAAAAAACATACTTCTGTTTGCGATAATGAGCTTGATTTTGCAATGGATTATATTTTTGTGCCGAAAATTTGCAAACACAGTGAAATATGCCCGCAGTGTAGAAAACTTGCAAAGGATAAATTGAAATGACAGAACACGATTTTCAAGTCAATATAGTAAATACTTTAAAACGAATGAATATCTTTGTTTTTGCAGTGCCGAATAGCCAAAGTTTACTTTCAAAAATACCCTATAAACAAAGATTTTTTCTTATGGCATATCTTAAAAGAGAAGGACTTATGACTGGTGCTAGCGACCTTGTTGTAGTCAGCAATGGCAAAGTGTACTTCGTTGAGATAAAAACCCCCACAGAGTACAAAATAAGCGATAAAACAGGTAAAAAAATAATTGCTAAAGCAGGCGGAGTACAATCAAACGAGCAAAAGCACTTCCAATCAGAAGTAGAGAAAGAGGGGTTGCCATATATTTTGATTGACAGTCATAAAAAGTTTGAAGAGTTTTTAAGCGAGGTGAAAAAATGAAAAAATATAAACATATTTGGATTTATAGTTCATTTGTAAATGTTTCAGATAATAAAGTGAAAAGAATTTGCAAGTTATGTGGCAAAAAAATGACTGTAAATAAAAATTGTATGTATGGGGAAGAATTTTATGCTGATGTCGTAAAAAGATTTAAGAAAATTAAGGAGTGAAACAATGGGACTGAAAAAAACTGGGATGATAAAACTAAATGACACAAGACCATATGCATTCTTTGATTGACAGTCATAAAAAGTTTGAAGAGTTTTTAAACGAGGGTTGCTTTTAGGTATGATTGTACGGAGGACTTATGGATAAATTAATTGCTTTCAATGAAGAAAGTATAAAAATAAAAAAAGATTATGAAAAAAACATACAATTTTGTCCAAAATGCAAAAATGAAATGATGCTAAAAGGAGATTGTGAAGAGCCTATGTGTTATTACAGTTGCAATTGTGGCTATATGACTGAACCATTTTATGTTTAGGAGGACTGATGGCTGATAATGCGGAGGTGGTTAGATGAAATTTTGTTGTAAAAAATCAATAACAGAAACTATCAATATGTTGTCAAGCAATGATAACGAAAAATACGATATTCTTGCCACTTGTTGTTGTGGTATTAAAATAGGTATCACAACAACTAAAAAGGAGACTAAAAATGGGACTGAAAACAAAGATTGACACAGGATATAAAGATAAAAATAATAACCCTATTTGCGTAGGGGATAAAATTAAAAAATGGGATAAAATAGGTATTGTTATTAAAACCGAACACGAATATTTGATTAAATTAAATAGTGGACTTTTAACTACTTTTCACGATATGGAATATATCGGAAGAAATAATTTTGAGGTAATCAATGAAAACAAAAAATAAAATATGCTCTATTAAATGCGAGATTTGCGATGGGCGGGGGAAATATTTTGATAAAAAACATATAGAGCATAATTGTGGAAAATGCAACGGAAAGGGGTTTTATGCAAAACGAAAACAACAATAAAAAAAACGGATTTGAGTACAATTTAGCAACAAATTTGGCTGAAATAATTAAAAAATATAAATTTTCTTATAGTTACATTCAGCTAGATTTTGTAAACAAAAGCAACAAAAAAATATCTGGTCAAACTACTTTCTTTTTAGATAGTCAGGGAAATTTAAAAAACGGAGGTAAGGAATGAATTATTTTTTATTATTTAAGGAATTTTTTAGAGATATAAAAAAGTATTTTGAATATTTATTTAAAAAAGATTGTAGTAATGATATTGAACCCCATTATACTATTATTGCTAAAGATGTAAATTTTCCAAATGCAACTTTTACAAATGGCAAAAAAATCCCAACTACAACAGTTAAAACTGAACTTACAAAAGTTGAAACTATAATTGGATTTTCTAAAGTTAAACCTACACTATTTGAAATTGTATTTGAAACGCATAAATTTAAGGAAGCTAGAATTGTATCATTAAATAGAAAACACACTAAAGTTAACGGGGATAAATAATGCCAACAATAAAAATTAAGTTAAAAGACCCGAAATATTGTCAAATGGAAGATATGACAGATTGCATTTGTCTTATGCTTTGGAAAACATCGGAGCGAATGGGTATGGCTTGTAAAGCATTGAGTACTAAAGATAATATAATTTGGTTAGAAACAGAGAATGGTAAAAGTAAACGCCCACAAGCCTGCATAGATAAATTCGGGGAGTGAAAAAATGAAAATATTTATACAAACCAAAAAAGAAATTATTATGCTTAATTTACTCGTAGCATTGGTAACTTTTTTTGCAACATATATAATCTTTTTATCTATAAGAATAAATCCTATAGTTATTAATTGCAAATATAACATAGATGGAACTTTAGATTTTTCAAGCGGTAAGTATAAAATAAGTTATAAAACGGAGGATTAAATTATGAAAATTATAATATATAAATGCGATATTTGCGGGGATATTTTAAGCGATGAAAGTATAGAGCCTAAAATAGCAAAAGCTCATATTAACATAAAGAACCCTGATACTTTTCGTTTATCAGTTACAAATGAAAATGGAACTTGGATAAACAAAAGATTAAATTATGCCAAAAGCAACAGATGCATAGAACAGCAGTATTGCATACATTGTTTGATAGAAAAACTAAAAGAGTTGATATAACCCTTTTAATTTACTAGAATATTAATATGAATATTTTTTATAATAAAAATATTTTTAAAAAAAACATATTTAACTTTAGCAGGTTAGTGCCTGCTTTTTTTATTTTATGAGATACATAAAAAGACTTAAAATAAATTGTCCCAAATGCAAGCAAGATTTTTACATTGGAAGTGAAAATATAAAATTTACAACTGAATTGAAATATGGTATAGAAAAGGTAGTATTGCATTGCATTTGTAAAAAATGTAATGTAAAATTGGAGTTGGAAGTATGAAAAAATATAATAAATTTAAAAACTTAAAAAAACAATTTACAGATAAGGAAATTAAATTACTTGCAGATGCTTTTACTAAAACTGCAAAAATTTCAGCTAATTGTGGTATAGCTCTTTAAACAATTTGTGTGGTTAGCGTTGTGGTGCTATTTTGTACCTATAGCTATTTATAAATGGTTAACACTTTGACACACATCAATTAAAAGTAACAGTTGAGCCTTGCAAGCTCTTTATTCGGCATTTGGAAATCCTACCGAACCTGTTAAAATACGCACTTTCTAGGGGTGTTTGTATTAGCATATATATTTATGTTAGTATAAACGCCCCTTTTTGCGTATATAGGATTAAAAAAATGAATAAATACGAAGTAATTCATTTGGTAGATAATTTTAAAAATTACACTTATTTTAATAATAAAACAAGTGCGTATACTTTTGCTTATAAAAATAAACCCAGCATAATTTTATTTAATAGAAAAAACCATAAGGAATTTAAGTGATGAATTTTGAAGTAACATATAACAATGACGGTAAGTATAACACTGCGGAGTTTTACAACGAAGATGAGGCTATTAAATTTGCTATGAAAGTAAAGGGTATTGTATTGCAGGATAAAGAAGTAATTGAGAATTTTAGTGAGTGATTATAAAAAATAATATGTAATGTTTTAACAATTTAAAAAAAGGTAGTTTACATTAAAATGTCAACATCAGATAAATTAACAAAAGCAATGAGACTTAAAATAGACGAGGCAGCTGCATATGGTTGTACT